CATGTCAGGTACAATACTTCTACCCACACACCCCACATAACCATAGTGTTCGTCGTATATTGGGACAACGACTCTTCCAGACATGGGTTTGTATTTCTCCTCGCATAATCCCACGTCAAACACATCTAACGTTTCTGATTTAAAACCCCTTTCAATATAATAACTGGAGGGAATGCTTATCTTGGATCTAATCTCATCCCTTGATATTCCCAAGGACTCTCTCTGTATACACCTCTTGAAGATTTCTAAAATTTTTAAATCTTCATTTGGCCTAGATGTTGGAACGTCTAGTCTATCTAGGGTTGTGTCTAAAAACTGGGTGCAAAATGCTGCGGTTTCATTTAGCGATATTTTTTTTGACCTTTGTTCGGACACCATTCCACGAACGAATCCAAACAGATTGTTGGTATATTCTTCTTCACAGTGGTGCGTCCAGCACTGCCAGTTTCCTTTTGAGGACGTTCCATCGGTGAAAATACTGCACCCTTCTGGATTGTCGCCACCATGTACTGGACACGCAAACGAATACCTATTTGGATATTCTATGTATTCGACGCCAAATGCGCCAAATAGTTTCGGCAAATCCTCAAATAGATTTTCACAGATCTTGGATATCTGATTCTGACTCAATGTCTTCATCTATCTCAAATCCCCCCGCCCTAGATCTCGCATTTTGATGAATTTCATTTCTGGTGAGCCCTTCCTCTATCCTGCCATATTTACCAAACATTTTCATGCTTACGTAGTCGCCATCATCGAGGCCCTCCCCGTGTCTAGCGACAACGGGCACCAATTTCCTGTTTCCATTTTCCGGATTATCATCAGCCATCTCTTCGTCAGACTTTATTTTAAATATCGAAAAGCTGGTACACAACCAGATCAGTCTATCTGAACCAGATACCACATCAGTTGATTCCCTAGTGATACCATCTCTGTTTAATTGCACAAATGCCAAGCATGGCACATCGTATTTAACCATAAAATTGTGCAACTTGGTAATCTGAAAGCCAAGAACCTGATATTCCTGCATCGAAGAACTAATTCCCTCAGAACCCATCAGCTTTAGATAATCGTAGACGATAAGACAATCCTTAGTTGTGCCATTTTCGTCAAATCCAACATGCTGGTATATCCATTTACGCATCATGCTAAGTATGGCTTCAAAAGATTGGCCAGCAATACTAATGTAGTGGTAGGGGATCTCCTTCATTTTGAGCTTCGCGCTATTGACCTTTTCCTTGTCTATTTCATTCTCAGAAAATTGTCCGGTTGCAATTTTATTAATTTCCACACCCGCAATACTGGCAAGGATGCGATTGTAATGATCTTCTTTAGACATCTCGGTATCCAAAACAAGTACCGGCATATTGAGGTTTGAGCTAACATGCATAGCTACAGCATCGCCAAACATGGATTTACCAACCTTCGGACGAGCGGCAACTAAGTCTACGCACTTTCTCCTGAGCCCCCCTCCAATAGCCATGTCGAATCGAGAAAATCCACTTGGTATGCCAACAAAATCAGACACATTCTCTGTGAGATTCTGAACATATTCATCAATGCCCTCCCCCAGAAGTTCTGCTTTATTGCCGGAATTTTGATATATGTCGCCAGTGGCATCTAAAAGTGGCTCCTCAATCTTTGCCACCAATTCCATAATGTCCTCGTCACCGGTAACTGAATCAAGGTCTTTCTCACAGGCCCTCAGCACCCTCTTTAGGTCTCGGGCTAATTTAAGTTTTGCGATTTTGGCCGCGTGCGAGCCCACATTTTCCTTATGGATAGGAAAATTGAAGAGAGACCTAAGAAAACCTATTTCTTCTTTTGTGTTGATCTGGTCGTATACGCCCAAATCATTGGCGGCAGAAAGTATAGAGGACAATTCAACCTTGGTGTTTTCCGAGATTGACTTATGTATACAGTGAAATAAAAGCTGGTTCATTGTATCGGTAAAGTGATCACCGTCAATGAAATCAACTTCTAGGAAAGCGTCCAAACCGTACTGACACAGGGCCGCTAGTACGGCTCTTTCCGCAGCGAGGTCTTCCAGTTTTTTATTTATTTTTTTAGACATTTGTCGCAGGTAAAGAACTCTCGAACATGTGTTGGGTGAACTAAAAATTCGTGATCGCATCGTCCGCAAACCTGCTTCACGTTTTTAATTGGTTTACGGCCCCGCTCAACGGGCTGGAAGTCCGGGGTGGTTACATCCTTGGCTTCGGAGCCATCGTCTACGAACTTATTAACCCTATTGCTCACATCGTTAACGGGTGACCCCTTGTAGGTCGGCATTGTATCGGATTTTGTAATAGGGGCAAGGAAATCTTCTTCGCTAACATTCCTGCCCACAGCCCGATCAGGAGTCACGCTTTCGGTTTCTGTGTCTGCCTGTTGTAATATTTTATTGGCCAGAGACACAAGCTCTGCGTCGTCTGTTTCTAGGGCCGTCTTTAGTAGTTTTTTAGCTTCTTCTAGCTTGTCCACACTTATCTCCTTCTGGATAAATTTGTTAAAATATTCGCCATGTTTTGCAGGCGATCAGCCTTACCGCTCAACATCTTGACTCTGGCCTCTGCATGATTTTTGACCTTTAGTATTTCGGCGGCCAATGGGTTCTCTTTTATGGCGGAGTAATATTTCTCTTGCCACTTGGTATATTGAGTTCCGTAGTTTTGCATTACTGTAGATATTATATACCAAATACTGGAATCCGCCCATTCTAAAATTGCATTTTCTTTTGTTCTTAGGGTTTCTATATATTCTGCGTAAGCATATAGTTCATATGCGTAGCACGCACATTCGTCGCTGGTCAACGCTTGAATTCTGTCCTTAGTGAAGCTCAGTGCCTGTATGGGCTCTTTTTTTGCTTGGGTGGTATGGACATACCTAGAGTCTATCCACGTCTCAATAGCTTGCACGAATTCATTTAATTTTTCTTCGCCAGTCATCTACATCCTCGTCATAATTAAATTCTATCAACGTGATATCGTTCAGCTCGCACCATTCTTTTTTTCTGGAGTCGCGGGCTTTGGCCCTGTAAAAACTTAATTTATTTTTATAGAAGAAACTATTAAATTTATGATGCTGTTCACCATGCACCTCCACAAGTAAATTTCGATTTGGTATAAAAAAGTCTGCTCTTAGCGTGCCCCCGCCGGTACTGGTTCGGGTTCCCGGCAAAGATACCTCCTCTAGGATTCTATCATATGGAAACGCGCTGTCAAGCACTTCTTTTGCCCTTTTGTGAAGAGATGATCTTTTGTCTGTCTTCGCTTCTTTGGATGATGGATTCCAGCTGTGTTCCCTTCCATCAAGACCTCTGACATTCATATTTGATTCTTTCCATGAGTTCTGGCAGATTTTGTTTCAGTAGTAGGCCGTGATCATATTGGATTTCATCGCCATGAGTTTTTTCAAATTCTTCCATCATTGTCAATATGTTGCATCGTTCATATCTTTGCACTAGGATCATGGGCCATATTTTTGAAAAGATACGGTTGGCATAATTGTCTTGGGCAATGGGAACCGTGTTAGTTAGTATGCACTCCCATATTCTATGTGTGTCCAATCCGTTTCCAATGGGACAAATTGCGAACTGGTGTGAGGCAAGCGTTTGCAAAAGCGTATCTAGTGACAACGATTCATCTGATAAGACATCCATTCCTAATTGTTCGTCCTGTACATCAAGCCGTTTAGGAAAATGGCAGTTAATGTAGGGCTGTTGATGTGCCCACTCGGCCACTAGTATCCTGTAGTTTACTGTTATGCTAAAGTTAGCGTAGCACACATCCGTCTTGGGGGTGGCCTGAAGCTCGCTTGTGGTTTTGGCTAAGGACTGTGTATAATTTGGGGTATATATACCAAGCGGAAGGGGATAAATACGATCATGTATTTTGTTCTGTAGGTTTGGGGTAAACCAATGCTCGAATTTTTCAAGTATAGACTCTATGTCAACCACCAAAAAAGAACCCATGCCAGTTCCCGATAGCTCATAACCAGTCCATCGTCCTCTTTTTGGGCCCATCTCCTTGAGTCCAAAATCACCGGCATGTGTGATGATTGTATCTTGAGATATGTTTTGTATATCAAATCCAGCCTCTTCATAGGCAAGGACAATTCTCTCGTAGGTGTCCGTCACGGTGTTATTATATCGCATTATGCATTTATATAAATTGCACGCCAAAAATCTCTCGTATAATTTTAGCGGATCTCTCCCCTTCCTGTGCTCCATGAGCCAAACCATTGAAAACGTATCTTCAAAATTTCCGTTCACTATAGCATTTCCTTAATCTCTTGTTCCAGCAGGGAAACTAATTTTGGATTATCTGCAATAAAGCCATATAGCTTGTCTTGTCCCTGAAATTTAAAAGCCTTCAAAATGGCCTCATCATCCTCTATATTCAGTGTTGGATTTATTTCTTTTGCCAGCTCTTTGTGTTCTAGCATAAAGGTGCATGTCGCCCAAGCTCCGGCCTTTTCTATCATGCCCAAATCCTGAGCCAGCATTAGCACTTCTTGGGTCTTGTCTATACCATGACCATACCTGAGCCAACTTTGTACCTGACCACCCGGAGCCCCCATAGACGAACAAATAATTTTCCAATTTAACACCTGCCCTATTCTTTCCTTATTGGTGTTGACCCATGGCGTAACAGCCGATATCTTTTCACCCCCTCCGGCGATTTCCATTCTGGTGTCTGCCTGATACTGAATTTTGTTGCCCCCGTCAGACATCTTTGCTTTGCCAAATCCACCCGTATTTGCGATAAAATGCGTTATAGCTATAATAAGCCCACGCTGTCGGGGCAATAGCTGGCCCATCTTCTTGGTAAAAATAGAAAGAATCTTGGGAAGCCCCGCTCTTCCGGGCGAGAAATCTCCATCTAGTTCTTTCTTGGGTATCAGCGCTGATATGGAATCAATGATCAGAACCGCGCCGTAGTAATCAGGGTGACTCATTAATTTATGGGCCACGTCTAAAAAATCTTCTGCGGGTAGCGGTTTGTCTTCGGGGTGAACGATTTTCATCTTATCGGGGTCTAGGTCATGAACTTCAAAGTTCATGTCTTTCAGTCTGCCCTCCGCGTCTAAATAAATAATCGGCCTGCCTTCTTTTTGACAGTTTGCGGCGATTTGCATAGCGGTAGTTGTCTTGCCGCTCTTGGGATCTCCTGTCAAGGTTAACCATGACCCCTCTTTCACGCCGCCCCCCAGAGCAATGTCAATAGCGGGACTGATAGAGATGATCTTGTAGTTTTTCTTTTCTTCAAGAACATCCATTCCGTTTGAAATAATGTTTCCATACTCTTTGATAATTTTAGACAGGTATTCAGGTTTCTTCTCTTTTGTCTTTGACATTTTCAATATTCCTAAGTTTTGAAAGTAGCGTATTTTTCTTGTGGGATTTTCTTGGTTTATATACCATGCTCTCTGGCACGTCTATGGTCTTTTTTTCTTTTTTGGATTCCTTCTTTAGATTGTCGGCACATTTGGCAACGCCGACCTCAACGAATGTCAAAGATAAAACAAATTTTTGACTCTTGTGCAAAAACCCCAGAGAATATACACTTTTTCCGTTGGGTCCTATGAGATATTTTATTAGGGGCTCTTCTCCAAACTTCTTTATCAATTTGCGAGCCGCTCTAACTTGGACCTGATACTGGTCCTTATGGGATTTATTCCAAAACTTATATTCCAGACTTCCCTTGTTTTCTCTCTCTCTGCGTCTGGTACATACCAGCTCAGCGGCGTATTGGGCCGCATCACATGGTTGCCCCGTTGAGGTACTTTTGAACCTCTTCGTGTTCTTTTTTCCGTGAGCCATTTTTAAATATCATCTGTTCCAAATTTTTTATAGAAAGGCCACGTACCGATTCTTTTTGTTCAAAATTATTGTGTGGCCACGTATATTTTGACATGTCTATATATTCACAATCATCTCTTAGCAAACCAACGGTTAGCATCTGAAACGATTGGGAGTGTGAGCCATCCATGGCTTGGTCCTTGGCTACCCCCCTCATTACAGATAGGCCATCTAATCCATTTTCATCTTCGAAAAACACCTTATGCTCCGCGCCAAACATATATAGCTCCACCTTGCGTGGCACCACATCGTGTTTTTCGCAATGCTCCCTTAGTCTAGTCCAAGGATTATCAACTCCCGGCCTTTCATAATCCCCGTACACCGTTGTGCCGTCCATCAATGTAATGACCCAGCTGATCATTAATTCTTCGTGACAAAGATGCTTCATGTATCCATCAAAACTAGTGCATATCACCGCCCATCCTCCCTGATCTTATGAATTGCCCCCTTGTGTCTAGCGGGCATTTCCGTTTTTCTAGCCTTTTTGTTGTCATCACTGGTCATTGACGCCGCCTCTGTCATAATCGTTACCCCTCTTTCCTCTTTTCTGGCAAAAAGGTTGTGGGTAGAGGTGGTATCATCGGTAATGGTCGAGGTGTACTTAGACACAACCGCCGTGGACCTATTTAGCTTAGCCGCTAAACCCTCCACACCAATGCCAATATTGTTATCAATAAATTCTTTTTCTTTTTTGGATAGTGGGCCCTTTTTCATGTTAGTTCTCCATTACAAGCCGTCGTGCTTTGGTAAAGTATAGTCTGTTTTTGTTTTTCAAGTACTTGGTGTAGTTATCAAAAGTCTCTTGTGACACCTTTTTAAATTTATATAAATGCGTTCGTCTTCGCGCACTTGCAAACGAGGAGTCGGCATCATACGGATCTAGCAACTCATTTCTACCGTACTTCACATAGAATCTAATAGAGCCATTTGACGATTGGACACATTTAGCC